GAGTCATGGCAGGATTCCGAGGCGGTGGATTCGGAAAGGTGCGGCGGTGATTCCCCTCTGATTTGTAACTTATCTGGAGGGATGCAATGAAACGCGAACTCGAACTTCAAATTCTCGACCTCTACCGGCGCTACCCGCAAGCGCGATCCTTCGCCGAGGAGGTGGAATTGACCGCTTGGAATGGCGTGGTCATCAACACCGAGGACTTCTTCATGCTGGCCCGCCCGGTGGACATTCACGACCCCGAGGAACGGTGGCGCGATGCCGCCCACACATACTACAGGTTGTGTCAGAACTGCTGGCTGATCACTATATATAGTGGTATCAGTCAAAATAACCCTTGCAACTTCGCTCCGTATCGTCTCCCATTCATCGCATGGAGTCGGCGAGACCGCCCGCTCCGAGTTTACGAAACCCAAAAACTCCAAAAGCGATGCGACTTACTGACCACGAAATCAACCCTATCCTCTCACCCTGCCTAGCGTGGTTCGGAGGAGGAAGCAAAGGACCAAGCAAGGCCGAAAAAGAGCAGGCGGCTAAAGATCGAGAAGATATGCTGGCGCGAGCCGCAGAAGATAAAAAAATTCGTGACGAGCAAATCGCCGAGGCAAAAAGACAAGCCGACGAGCAACGAAAAGATCGCGAAAGCATGACCATGCAAATGGCTGCTAACGCCCCTGCTCCGGGGGCGCAGGTTGACCCCGGCTCACCGCAGGATGACATAGAAAAAGAAATCTTGAGGCGCAAGGGCATGAAGAAATCCATTCTCGCCGGGGAATCCTCGCAGGCTCCCGTGACGACCGGCTACTCAACGCTGGGTTGATTCAGTTTTGACTGATACCAAATGACCGGAAAAAATCCCGAACTCGCCGACAAGGTTTTGCAGCGCCATGCGGAACTAGTGCATCAGCGGGCGACATGGGAATCGCTTTGGGAGGACATCGCGAAATTCGTCATGCCCCGGAAAACGACGATGTTCACGCAGACGACCTCGCCATCCACCGAGGACGAGGCGCAACTCTTCGACGCCACCGCCGTCCGGGCAAACATGATTCTGGCCAATGGCCAACTCTCATGGATGACGCCGCTCGAAAGCCGGTGGTTCAGTCTGGAACCGCCGAAGGCGATGGAGAGCGAGGACGAGATCGAGCAATGGTTCAAGCGTTGCACCGAGGTGATGCAGGCCGAACTCAGCCGGTCGAATTTCTACACCGAGATTCACGAACTCTATCTCGACCGGGGAGCCTTCGGCACGGCGGCAATCTTGGTTGAAGGCGGGAAGAACAATTCCCTCAACTTCACCAAGCTCGATCTGGGATCGTTCGCGATCTCCGAGGACGACGAAGGCTATGTGGATACGCTCTCTCGCGAGTATGAGATGACGGCACGGCAGGCCGCGCTCAAGTTCGGCATCGAGAACCTCACCGACTCGATGAAGAAGGAACTGGAGAAGCCCAACTCCAACCGCAAATTTTCATGTGTCCATTTGATCGCTCCCCGTGGTCCGGGTGAGATCGAGCAAGGCAAGCGCGATGGCGCAAACAAACCCTACGCCTCGGTCTATGTGGACAAGGCATCCAAGCATGTCTTCCTGTCCTCCGGGTTCGACGAGCAACCGTTCTTCGTTACTCGCTACCTCAAGTGGAAGAACTCCGAATGCTACGGCTACTCGCCATCGTGGACCGCTCTCCCAGAGTGCAAGCAACTCAACTTCCTCGAAAAGCAACTCGACTCCCTCGCTGAGATTCATGCGTTCCCTCGCATTCTGATCCCTGCTGGATTCGATGGCGACATCGATCTCCGCGCCGGTGGCGTGACCTATTTCGATCCGAACAACCCCAACGCCACGCCACGGGAATGGGGAACCAATGGGCGCTACGACATCGGCGTCGAGCGGGCCGAGCAGAAACGCAAAGCGATCAACGAAGCCTTCCATGTGGACTTGTTCCAAATGTTCGCGCAGTTGCAAAAACAGATGACCGCCCGCGAAGTCGCCGAGCGAGCGAGTGAGAAGCTCATCCAATTTTCCCCGACCTTTGCTCGCCTCACCACGGAGCTATTCAATCCGCTCCTTCGCCGGGTCTTTGCGATCCTCGCCCGCGCTGGCAAGTTCCCTCCCCCACCCCAGCAACTCACGATGGTCGGTTACATCCCCGAGCCGGATGTCGCCTACAACTCCCGAATCGCCCTCGCGATCAAGAGTCTCGAAAACGCTGCCTTCATCCGCACCAGCGAGATGCTTCTGCCCTATGTGCAGATCAAGCCCGACATGCTCGATAATTTCGATTTCGACGAAATCTGCCGCGACATGGCCCGCAACGATGGTCTCCCGGCCCGGTGGCTCATGGAGGAGGAAATGGTCGCGCAACAACGAGCCGCCCGCGCCCAAGCTCAACAGCAAGCCATGCAGGCGCAGCAGATGGAGCAGGCCGCAAGCGCCCTTGGAAAAGCTGGCAGCGTCAAACAGGATTCCGCTCTCGCCGGGATGCTCCCCGGCATGATGGGACAAGCGTGATGGCTCCCGAGGACAAAGCCGCCGCCCTTCGGCGCGAGCGTGAGCGCCAGAAGACGACCAACGCCTACCATCGCTTGTTTGCAGGCAAGGACGGTCAGACCGTCATCGCCGACCTAAAGCACCAGTTCGCTACCGACTCACAGGTTTTTCTGCCTGGTTATGATTTCAACCCTGTGGTCGCCGCCCTTCGCGATGGCCAGCGCGGCGTTGTCCTCCACATCGAAGCCATGCTCCGCAGGCCGGTCATCGCGGACGGCGACATCGAGACTCCCAAACGCAAAGTGAAAAAATGAGCAAGAAATCCAAACAAGACGACATCCCGCCACGCCCCGAAATGGACCCTATGCTCGGCGACAAGACCATCGCACTCGTTGAGTGGCTGCGCGACTACGCGCCCGAGGAATTCCAGAAGACCTACGCCGGACGCTCGACCCATCTCGGTTACCACCCCGTCGAAAACTGACGCGCAGTTTTGACTGATACCATTTATGGAAGACACCATCGATACCTCCTCCGAGCAGAGTCTGCTCGACACAGGAGCCGACAGCACCAACACCGCAGCGCCCGCCGCTTCGGAGACGACCACCACCACCACGCAACCCTCAACCGGCTGGGTAAATCCAGACGGCACATTCGGAGAAGGATGGACTAACAACCTCCCCGAGGATTCCGCTGCCTACAAAGACACCCTCGCGAAATACAAGAGCGTTCCCGATATGGCGAAGGCGCTCGCGAACGCCAATCAACTCATCGGAAAAAAGCTCGGCGTCCCCAACGAGAAATCCTCGCCCGAGGAAGTCTCCGCCTTCCGCCGCGCCATGGGAGTTCCCGAGTCGTTGGAGGAATACAAGTTCGCTCCCGAGGCACTCCCCGAGGGGATGACATGGAGTGACGACATGGCGAAGCCCTATGCCGAGATCGCTCACAAGCACGGCATCCCGCCCTCGGCGATGAAGGAACTCGTCACGCAACACGCGAAGACCGAGATGTTCAAGCTGGAGGCGATCCAAGCCACCTACGAGAAGCAGCGCACCGAGGCGGTGGCGACCTTGCAAAAGGAATGGGGAAATGATTTCGGAAAGAACATCGGACTCGCCAAGCAGGCCGCGAAGATCGCCGGGGTCGATGCGAACTCGCATGGGTTCAGTGATCCCGAAGTCGTGCGTGGATTCGTTCGCATGGCGCAAATGATGAGTGAGGACAAAGTCGGTCGCTCAATGGGAAGCACGGAATTTATGACCGGCGCAGCCCGCGCCAAGGACATCATGTCGAACCCCGACAACACTTGGCACAAGCGATACATGGAAGGCGACCGCGAAGCCGCCGCGCTCGTCACCTCCTTGCTCAAGCAAGGATGAAAAACTGCGGGGTAGTGAAGAGGCATCACACCAGTTTCATAATCTGGAATCCCGAGTTCGATTCTCGGCCCCGCTAATTTTTGACTGATACCACGGAGTGTGCTACACACTCCTTCGTCAGAGCAGACACCTCCTCGTTGAGCCTGCTCCCTAATACCCGCCGCCGCTGACCCCTCACGGGACACTCGGAAAAGCGAAGGGAGCAGAAAAACCATCAGTTTCGACTGATACCAACTCAACCCAATCAACCAAGGAGGCCAAAATGGCTAACAATGTTCTGACCACTATCCCGAATCACTACACGACCCAGTTCGACGCGAACTGGAAACACCTCGTTCAACAAAAAAATTCCCGGCTGAAAGAATATGTCACCGTGGATTCCATCGAGGGTAAGGAGAAATCCTACAACACGATTGACACCGCAACGATGGCTGAAATCGTGGACCGCTCGGTGACAACCCGTATCACCGATCAAACCTTCGCCAAACGCTGGGTTCGCACAAAGGAATACGACACCGCAAAACTTCTCGACGAATGGGACGAGGCCAAGCTCGGCGAAGTCGTCCTGCCAACAAGCCCCATCGTCCAATCCCACGGTGCAGCTTATGCCCGCACTTGTGACACCGTCATTATCTCAGCCCTCGGCGGAGATTCCATGACAGGCACAACCGGCCTCACCGCAGTTCCGTTGCCTGCTGGCCAAAAGGTCGCTGTCAACATGGTGGAAAGCGGAACCGCTGTAAATTCCGGCCTCACCATCGCCAAGCTCCGCCGCGCCAAGTTCATTCTCGACGCCGCTGAAGTGGACGAGGAAGAGGAGCGCATCATTGTGGTTTCGGCTCGCCAACTTCAAGACTTGCTCCGCACGACTGAAGTGACCAGCGCCGACTACAACACGGTTCGCGCCTTGGTGGACGGAAATGTGAACACCTTCATGGGTTTCAAATTCCGCCGCACCCAACTCCTTGGCCTCGCCTCAACGGTTCGCTCCTGCTTCGCCTATGTGAAGAGTGGCATCGTTCTCGCGGAGCGTGGACTGAAAACCTACATGGATGTCCGCACGGACCTCTCGCACTCCCTTCAAATCCGTTCCGTGGCCAGCCTCGGTGCTGTCCGTATGGAAGAGAAGAAGGTCGTCGAGATCGCCTGCGACGAAGCCTAATTCCCGCACCCCGCTGGCAGACCGGGAAATGTCTGCCGCCCACTTTTTCAATCTGTGATCTGACCGCGCCTCAATGACAGACATCCAAATCTGCAACCTCGCTCTCGCCCGCCTCGGTGATTCCCGCATCACCGCACTCACGGACGCGACCGCGCAGGCGCAGTATTGCAGTTTGTTCTACACGCAGACGGTCGAGGAACTCCAAGCCGAGTTCGATTGGCAATTCTGCCGCAAGCAA